CCCGACATAGAACCGGACGCAGCTTCATAGACACTCTCCGGGATACCGGACGCTTCGTCGGCGACGAGCAGCACGTTGTCGGCGTGGATACCCTGCAACGCTTCCGGCGTTTCTGCCCGGCTCGTTCTGGCGGAGATAAAGGCTTCACTAGCGGCGGCCTTCAACTCAATACGGTCGGCCTTCACTTCGATCAGAACCTTCAGCACGTCAGGTAGTTCATTCACCCATCGCTTCAGTTCCGCGAACATCGCATCGAACAACTGTGCGGATGTCGGCGCAGTCACGACCACCTTCACCGGATACCGCGTCAGGAAGTAATGCAGCATGGCCCAGCTTGCGGCTGTCGATTTGCCGACGCCGTGGCCTGAGCGCACAGAGATACGACGGTTCCCTGCGCTGATGGCCTTCAGAAACTCGATTTGCCAAGGGTCTGGCTTCGTCCGTAGAATATCGCGCACGAACCCGACGGGATCATCGCGGTACTTCTTCAAAAACTCCAGAAAGAAGTTCGGCTCAGACTTCGGCATTCTTATCTCCCCTGATTACTCGTGCGATTGTTTGGTGGCTTACCGTGATACCATGACGCTTTGCTACGATAATAGCAATATCGCGGTAGCTATGGCCTTTAACGCGTGCGGCTTTCATGGTGATTAGCGCGTCTTGCGCGTTTGGTTCTGGATGCAGCTTGGCCTTGCGGCCTGTGCCCGACTTCTTAAAGCCGAACGGCACTTTGCCACCGACATATCCGCCTTGTGACTTCTTCGCTCTCTTACCGGCGGTAACACGTTCTCTGATACGGCGGCGCTCCTCCCCGGAGAAGACGGCCATGATCTCTAGCATGAAGCGGCCGTTCGGGTTGGCCTTGTCCATGACATTGCCGTAGCCGTTGATAATGAGATTAATGTTCGCCGTCTCCCAGTCGGCAATCACGTTTAGTGCGTCCCGTGCGTCACGGAACATACGGTCTAGCTTCGATACGATGACGGTATCGCCGGGACGGAGGAACGCCAGCTTGCAGCCTTCTTCTCGGCGTAGCAGTGGAACACCGCCGGAAACGCCGCGCTCTTCGTAGATGTGCATCAATTCCAAATTATGTGTGAGCGCAATGCCTTGGATTTGGCGTGCTTGATCATCGAGCGATGTGTTCTCAATCTGGTCTTCAGTCGAGACGCGAGTGTATCCATAAACTGCCAACGTATTTCTCCCGTTTTTCGTGGTCTATCGCTGTTACACTCTATTGTTACAAATTGGCAAGCAAAAAAGTTAGAATTTTTTCGGACAGCATTATGTTAAATACAGGGGTACCGGGGGGTGGGGCCACATCTCCATGTCTGTCAGGTTGTACATACACACCCCCCGCGCGCGGCGGGGGCCGGGGGGGGGTCAAATCCGAAGGCCATTTCGACCCCCATACCCAAAAACCCACGCATTTCTGCGGGTTTCAGGGTGTAACAGTGTATTAGTGCTGGACCAAATCGGGTCGGAGGCGCACGAAAACGGAGGCGCGGCGCTGCCCGCTTCTCTTGTTAAACCGGCACATCGTGCCTCTCGTATTATTTCGCAAAGGCAACGCAATCACATTGCGATGTGATATATCTTGTTACAATTGTTTTCATTTGAGTTACGATTGATGATTGACTGACCGGAACATTGTTCCTATCCCCAGTTCATCAACAAGGGAGATACCGCATGGCATACATCGAAAACGAAGCCCGCTACGAAGCCGCTATTAAGGCGCGCATCAAGATAAACCGCGCCAAGACAGGCCGCGCCAAGTGGTTTGCCGCGCATGAAGACGCGCAGACCCTACACGACTGGTTGTTCAATGAGGGCGAGTTTGGCGTTCAGAACTGGGCGCTGGACCCGCTCTGCCGCATGGAAGATGGTTATCCTGCGCACCGCTTTGAGGTGGATGGGCGCGACTATCGCTGCAAGTGCAAGCGCATTGCCCACCCCCTGTCGTTCTATGCTCGCGGCGAGTTCTTCAGCAACATGCGCGATGCCATCGAAAACTGGGGCGGATTGACTGACGGTCAGCACGCCGCCGTCGCTAAGGCGTTCGCCAACGCGAAGGACAAGCTGGCCGGGCGCGAGGTTGCTCGCGCTGAAGCCAATGCCGCCGATGCAAACACCAATCACGTCGGCACTGTTGGCGAGCGTCGCGACTTCGACCTGACCGCCGAGCGCACGCATAGCTTCGACAGCCAGTTCGGCACGGTCTACATCACGATCTTCCGCGACGCTGACAACAACGTCATCGTTTACAAGGGCAGCCTCGCCTTTGAGCGCGGCGAGAAGGTGCGCGGCAAGGCGACTGTCAAGGCGCATGACTTGCGCGAAGGCGTTCCGCAGACCATCATCGCTCGGCCCAAATTTTAACGACCCTAGCACCACCGGAGCGCGGAGCAATCCGCGCCGAGGCTGGCATTAGGCCAACAACGAAAGAGGGACTACCAAATGTTATTTGATTTATCACAATATGTGCCGTTCAACGCATTCGCGTTCATATGGTTAGTTAGTATGCTGGCAGGTCTATCCTATGCTTGCCGCAATGATAACAAAGGGAAGTAATCATGATCAGACCACAAGCCGCACCATTAGGCCGCAAAGGCCGCGTATCATCCGATAACGCTTGGCCGCTTCGCAATGCGGACGGCCTCACCTTCGCAGAAGCCAAGCGCCTTAGAGAGCAGGAGCCAAGCAAATGATCGACGACGATGAAGAACTATTCGAGAACTACACTGAACGCGCAAGCGCGACCTTGGCCTACCGCTTGATGGAATACCTAGAGTTTCTTGGCGTGATAACCGACGAGCATGTAAACTATTTGCGATGGCCTCCCATTGAATTGATAGAGGACGCAGAAAAGGACATGATGCAATGACCTCAGATAACTGGCTTTTTGTATTGGTTATGGGAATAATAATCCTAACCGCGTATCTGGCCGCGACGAAACCGAAGATAACCGAGCAAGAGCGCAAAGAGATGGAAGAGGAATGGTGGGGATGACGCCACGGGAAAAGAACCTTAAAGATATAGAGAGCATAGCCCAAGGCTACGGCTACACAGTCGCGGACATCCTCGGCCCAAAACGCCGCAGGCATTTGGTTTCTGTGCGTAACCTTTGCATCTTTATGCTTAGAAACAAAGGCTACAGCACAACCGAGATCGGACGCATCATCAACCGCGACCATAGCACGATCTGTTATGCATTAAATAAGGATACAAAATGACGAGTGAAGAGTTCAAGGCAACACGGGAGAAGCTAGATATGACGCAAGCACAACTTGCGTATCGAATCGGTATGTCCGAACGGGCCATTAGATACTATGAGCAAGGCAGTCGTTCTGTGCCCGCTCCAGTCTCTATGCTCCTAGAAACGTTTTTAAAGGCCGTAGGACGTGCCTAACTGTAATCAAGGGTGTTACCTAGCAATTCCCTTCTATGCCTCTCTACGGGGTTTATACGAGCTTATAACGCTATCTAAAGGATAAGACATGGCCGGACATATTAAACGACGCACGATTGCGTCAAACTTAGACAAGGTTGGCGAGACTGTTCTGCTGGAGAAGATTGCATCCGGCCTGACAATGGCTGGCCTTGCTCGTGAACTGAACATCAGCAACCTTTCGCTCTACCATTGGATACGCAAAGACCCAGACCGAGAGGAACGGTTCCGTCAGGCCCGGACAATCGCGGCGGATCAATGGGCGGACGAGTGCCTCGACATTGCCGACGCCTCGGACAGCACCTCAGCCAACTCTGACAGGCTCAAGATCGAAACGCGCAAATGGCTGGCGGGTGTTGCTGCTCCGGATAAGTTCCAAGCCAAGCCGACCGCAGCGGTCCAAGTCAACGTGAACCAACTCCACCTTGATGCACTGAGGCAGCTAAACTTGGCGTCCTCTAATCCTCATGACCAGATCGAGCAAGAAGTCACCATAGACATCACACCCCCAAAGCAAGTCGGCTCACATAACCTCGATGCAGACGACTTGCCGGGTGTG